TGGGGATAAATACCCACATCTTGAAACTACTATAAAATTAGGAACACCTTACGTTCAATTAATTCCATTTAAAAGAGAATCTTGGAAAATGAAAATAGAACATTACAGTCATGAACAAAAAGAAGAGGATGAAGCTTTTAGTTTTAAATATGTTTTACACAACTACAAAAAACTATTTTGGCGAAAAAAATCATGGAAATAAATTGTGATTTAAGAAATTATATAAAACTTTTTGAAAATGTAATCTCAAATCAGACATCAAAAAATTTGTTAAGAATATGTAAAGAATCAGAACATTTTAGAGAAGCTAAAGTACAAATGCCATCGTTGGCAGGTGGAACAAATCCAGTAGTAAATAAAGATATAAGAAATACATTTAATTGGGGTTTACAAAATACATCCGCAAAAACTTTAACAGAAGCGCATTGGACTAATTTTTTACATTTTATATTTAATCAATCAATAAGAAGATACGGTCAAGCAATTAATATCGATGTTAACTTTCGAGTGAATGATATTCAAATACTTAAATATAATGTTGGAGGTTTCTATAAATTTCATGTCGACCATGCCGAAGATATTCCAAGAACTTTTAGTTGTATTTATTTTGTTAATGATGATTATGAAGGTGGAGATTTAGTATTTAAATATCCTGGCAGTGGAGAAGAAAAAGTAATACCTAAAAAGAAAAATACTTTAATAGTTTGGCCGAGCACTTTCTTATATCCACATACAGTCACTCCAGTAACTAAAGGCGAAAGGTTTTCGGTAGTATCATGGGCGTTATAGGAAAAGATTTTAAATATAAAGTTATAAAAAATTTTTTAAGTCCTGAAGAGATTAAATTACTTTCTAACTACTGTGAAATTAAACATAGATTAAATGATGATTCTTTTGATGTTGATCAAAATAATAATGGAGATAGTTATTTTTATGGAGATATGGCAATGGAATCTTTAATGCTAAGTAAAAAAGATTTGATGGAAAAAGAAACAGGGAAAGAATTATTAGAGACATATGCATTTTGGAGAACATATACAAAATTTGCTGTATTAGAAAAACACACAGATAGACCTTCTTGTGAAATAAGTGTTACAGTTAACATTGATGGAGATGGGACACCTTGGCCTATATTTATGGATGGCAAAGCTATTGATTTAGAATCAGGAGATGCTGCTATTTATTTAGGTTGTGAAGTAAAACACTGGAGAGACGAGTTTCAAGGGGATTTTCAAAACCAAGTTTTTTTGCATTATGTTGATAAACATGGTATAAATAAAGAATACTATAAAGATAAAAGAATATATTTTGGAGTAAAAAAATGATTTTTAATCAAGAAAAAGATGGTTCTGGTAACATTGTATTTTCTGAAGAAGAAATAAAAATTATAGAAAAACATAAAAAAATACATTTATCAGCAGAGGGGCTTAAAAAATTTGGAGATAATTTAGTAGAAATTGTTATAAAATTTCAAAATAATTTTTCAAAGCCTATAAGTCAAAAAGCGACATATGGTAATAGTGTCGACATTGAGAAACCAAAAGACAATACTTAAATACCCATATATTGCTGCTTTTATTCTTTATATATTTAATATATAAGGTCAATTATATATACAAGGATTTAATATGCTACAAAAGATAGGTTTTCAGCCAGGTATAAATAAACAAATTTCAGAAACTACAGCTGAAGGTCAGTGGGTAGACTGCGATAATGTTAGATTTAGATATGGAACACCTGAAAAAATAGGTGGTTGGAAGCAGTTAGGTACAGATAGTTTAACAGGAGCCGCAAGAGGTCTTCATCATTTTGTAAATAGTCTAGGTAGAAAGTATGCTATTATAGGGACTAACTCTATTTTATATGCTTATTCAGGTGGCGTGTTTTATGACATACATCCTATCAAATCAACAACTACACTTACAAATGCTTTTAGCACGACCAATGGATCACCCATTGTTACCATAACTTACCCCTCAGCACACAATGTTCAAGAGAATGACATTCTTCTTTTAGATAATTTTACAACTATAACTAATTCAAATTTTAGTGCATCTGACTTTGATGATAAAAAATTTATGGTGACATCTGTGCCAACAACTACAACTTTAACAATAACGATGCCTTCTAATGAAACAGGTAGTGGTGCAACAACATCTGGTGGTATTAGAGTTCAACATTACTATCACATTGGACCAGCAGTACAGGCAAAAGGTTTTGGTTATGGGTTAGGGTCTTGGGGTGGAGAAGATGCAGGAGCAGTAACAACAACTTTAAATGGTGCGATCAATGCTGCAGTCACTAGTATTACAGTAGCTGACGCTTCACAATTACCGGACTCAGGAACTAATTTTATTATAATAGATTCTGAAGAAATATCTTATACCGGTATTAGCACTAATACTTTAACAGGATGTACAAGAGGTGTAGCAGGAACAACAGCAGCCTCTCATAGCGATGGTGCAACAGTTACAAACTCAACTGACTATGTTGCGTGGGGAGAAGCAGCATCAGGAGATTTAGTCATTGAACCTGGTATGTGGTCTATAGATAATTTTGGAGATAAGGCTATTTGTTTAATACACAACAGTGCATGTTTCGAATGGGACTCTTCATTATCAAATGCAACAACAACAAGAGCAACAATTATATCAGGTGCACCAACAGCATCACGTCACATGGTTGTATCTACTCCTGATAGACACTTAGTATTTTACGGAACAGAAACAACAATAGGTGACCCGTTAACACAAGATGATATGTTTATTAGAATTTCAGACCAAGAAGATATTAACGTTTACATACCTGATGCAACCAATACAGCTAATACACAAAGATTGGCTGACGGATCACGGATCATGGGAGCTATAAGAGGTAGAGATGCAATTTATGTTTGGACTGATACAGCATTATTCACACAACGTTTTGTAGGTCAGCCTTTTACGTTTGCATTTGCACAGGTAGGAACTAACTGCGGACTTGTAGGACAAAATGCTTGTATTGAAGTTGATGGTGCCGCGTATTGGATGTCAGAAAACGGTTTCTTTAGATTTGCTGGTAGATTAGAATCATTACCTTGTTTGGTTGAAGATTTTGTTTACGATGACATAAACTTAGATTCTGGAAATCAAATGATTTCTGCAGGATTAAATAATTTGTTTGGTGAAGTAATGTGGTTTTATCCAACTTCTTCATCATCGGTTATAAACAGAATGGTTTCTTATAACTACTTTGATTCATCACCACAAAGACCTGTATGGACAAACGGAACTTTATCTAGAACTATGTGGAGAGACTCCGCTGTATTTGGAAATCCACATGCAACAGAGTATGATGCAGGCACAGATACATCGTTTGATGTTGTTGGAAATACAGAAGGTATAACGATTTATTATGAACACGAAATAGGCACGGATCAAAATAAAAATGGAACAATAACTGCAATCACTGCAAATATTTCATCTGGAGATTATGACATTACACAATCAAGATCATCTACCGGTCAGCAAACAGGTGTTGCAACGTTTAAAGGAGATGGTGAATTTCTTATGAAGATAAGAAGATTTGTACCAGATTTTATAAGTCAAACAGGAACAACTAGAATTACATTACAATTAAAAAATTATCCAAATAGTTCACAATCAGGTTCGCCGTTAGGTCCATTTGATGTTACCTCATCAACTACAAAAGTAGACACACGTGCTAGAGCAAGAGCAGTAGCTATGAAAATAGAAAATACAGCAGTTAGTCAAAGCTGGAAACTAGGTACTTTTAGATTAGATGTACAACCAGACGGAAGAAGATAATGGCAAAGATTGTACAAGTAATTACTAGACCTGAATTAGAATACAACATACAAGTAGCAGAGGCTCAAGTAAGAGACCTTGATGCAATTGTAGAAAAATTAAACTCAACGTTTCAAGAAGAATTAAAAGATGAGATTGAAGCGTTTAACTTTTTTGTAAATTAATGGCTAATCAATATAAATTTGCAGGTATAGATAATAACACAACAGGAAGTGCATTGAGTCCTTTAGGATCTGGTAATCCTTTAGTTAGTGAAACTTATGTTATCAAATCTATACTAGTTACATCTGCCGGTACACCTAGTGTGACTGTTACAAACAACAGTATTACAACTATAAAATCAGCAGCTTTGACTGCTAATGTTACAACAGAATTATTAACTCAACCTTTAGTGGTTGAAGGCGGAAATAGTTTTACAGTACAATCAAGCACTTCTGACTCGTTTGATGTAGCTGTTAGCTATCTAAATATTAAAAGGGAGGTAACAACATAATGGAAGTATTAAAACCAGCAAAAGTAGAAACAACGTACAGACACAAGGAAACTGGAGAGCTTTTTAAGGAAAGAAAAGATTGGGAAGCTAAAGGTTATAAGAATGAGGACATGGCTCAAGACGTAAATGTTATTATGCCAAGCCTTGATTTATTTGGAAAAACAAAATAGAATAGTAAAATGGCCATAACTAGATCACAAATAGCAAAACAATTATTAGCAAACGGAGGACGTACAGGATTCTTTCTTGGTGGTAATTTTAAAGGTGGTTATTCTAAATCAAGAGAAGACTCTGGTGCCGGTAGAAATAGAATTCAAAACGAAAGACAAGCAGAATTTAAACAACAACAGTTTAAAGATCTTGTTGAAAAAGGTCCAGGCAGTGATTTGGAAACTGGAAGAGGTCGAGAAGGATTAGAGACTTTAGAAGCGTTGTCAGTTCAAAAAAGTAATATCCCTGGATTTTTGGGTATGGGACTTAACTTAACACGAAAACCTAGACAATTTACATTAGATAGAAACAAGAATTTTTACATATCTGATCCAAGAGCAAAAAAAGCAAGAGAAGAATATGGTTTAGATGCAGCAGGTTATAAAAAATACATGTCAAAAAGACTAGCAGGTGACATAGATGCTGCTGGTAATCCTATTATAAGTGAAGATGATGACGATGATAATTTTATTCCTGTAGATACAACATTTAATATGGAATCAGGCAACATGGACCAAGGAACAACAGAAGAACCTTTTGAAATATCAAGAAGATTTAGAGCAGAAGGTGGAAGTATCATGCCTAGATTAAATGAATTAGGAACTAATGTATCTTCTGCAGAACAAACATTACAAGAAATAAATCAAAGACTACAATCAGCTGAATCTACTTTAGGTGAAGGTGGTGGAGGTGGTGGACAACCCCAAAGTCCAGTTCCTACAATACCTTACAACTCTAATAATATTGCTAGTTTTCAACCAACACAGATGCCAATTGGAAACCCTTTAACACCAGCACCACGTTATGCTTCTTTTGGAGATATGATGGCGAATAGAATACAATCTGATGTGCCAACTTCTTTTACAAATTTAGAAGGAGTTAGAAGTAATCCTGATGGAACTCCATACACTCCTCCTCAAAACAATCAATTATTATCATTGATGACAAATCAATCACCAGGAGGACCAATGCAATCACCGTTACAACAACCAGGAGGTTTGATGCAATTACAAGGATCAAGCGGAATACCAGCAGCAGGTTACGCAGATGGTGGCAATGTTGTAGGTGGTGAATATGATTTTGATTCAGCAAGACAGATGTATGGTCTAGGTAAACTTGTTAAGAAAATTACACGTAGTGTTAAGAAAGTTGCTAAGTCACCGATAGGTAAAGCTGCATTGTTATACGCAGGTGCAGGTGGCCTTGGTAATTTAGCTGCAGGGTCTGGTTTAAGTGGCGTGTTTAATAATTTTTTAAGTCCAAAAACTTTTTTAAATCCATCTACATTAGGTAATATTTTTACTAAACGTGGTTTAAAAAATATAGCTTTTGGACAAGCTCCACAATTTATGGGCCCAGTTTCAAAAGGTTATATGACTCCAGGATCATCGGGCATACTAGGTACAGGTGGAAAATTAAATCCTTTCACTGCTATTTCAGCAGCATCAACACTATCAGGTTTATTAACACCTGAACAAGAAGAAGAAGCACAAACAATAGCAGATAATACTGGTATAGATATAGCAGAGATAAGAGCTAACCCTAACAAATATCTAGCAAGAAGATTTAGAGCAGAAGGTGGATCTATGGATGAGCCGGTAGCTAAAAAGACTATGCCACTATTAGATATGGATGGTCAAGAAATGGATTTAAGAGCTGAAGGTGGATTCGTGCCAATAGGACGTATGGAAAAAGCAGATGATGTACCTGCAAGATTATCAAAAAATGAATTTGTCTTTACAGCAGAAGCTGTAAGAAATGCCGGAGAAGGCGATGTAGACAAAGGCGCAGAAGTCATGTATAACATGATGAAAAACTTAGAATCCGGAGGTGAAGTTTCAGAAGAGTCTCAAGGGTTGGAAGGCGCTAGAGAAATGTTTCAAACATCACAAAGATTAGAGGAAGTAATATAATGGCTGTTCAAACTGTACAAAATTTACCGGCACAATTCGTTCAAGATTTAGGACAAGACTTAGCAAAACAAGTAACTGCACAATCAGGTGTACCTGTTGTATCAACTGGTATTGCTGGTATTTCACAACAAGCAGGTGAATCTGCTGCAGACTTTGCAGCAAGACAACAAGCTGCTCAAGACTTTACAACAAGACAACAAAATTTATCAGGAATTGCACCACAGGTAGCAGGCCAAGATGCACTACAACAACAAGCACAGACTTTAGCTACACAAGGTGTAGGATCATTTCAACCATTTTTAAATCAAGCAACATCACAAGCACAAGTTGCTGCTGGATTAGGAACCACGGCCCTTGGACAATTAGGAACTGCTGCATCAACTTTTGGTGGAGTTGGAACAGGAGCACAATCTTTTCAACAAGGTGTACAAGATTTTATGTCACCATATCAAGCACAAGTAATTGATGCCTCACTTGCAGAATTTGATCGTAATAAACAAATACAAGAACAACAGATCAGAGATCAACAAGCAAAATTGGGTGCGCTCGGCAGTGGTCGAGCGGGAGTGCAACTCGCTGAGTTTGGCACAGGGGCAGCGAGAGAACGAGCTTTATTACAAGCCGGTCTCTTACAAGAAGGTTTTGGACAAGCTCAACAAGCTAGACAGCAAGATATCCAAAACAGATTTAACTTAGGAACAGCGCAGCAAGGTATTGCTGGAGCAACTCAAGGTTTAGGTTCTTTTCAATCAAACTTAGCTGGTCAACAAGCTGCACTTGGACAGGCTCAACAACAATTACAAGGAACAGATATTTCACGTTTAGGTCAGTTGGGCGCACTGAACCAAGCGCAAACACAAGCAGGACTTGATGCACAAAGAGAAGCTGCAAGACAAGCAGCGTTCTTACCACAAGAACAATTAGATAGATTTGCAGGTCAAGTAACAGGAATCATGGGCGGTTATCCTGGTCAAACACAAACAACAAACATACCTAACCCTACACCATTACAAACTGCATTAGGTGTCGGTACAACACTTGCTGGAATATACACAGGATTCAATCCCCCTACACAAAAAGTTCAATATATAAACAAGCCTCCAGGGACAAATTAATGAATAGAACTTTAAAAAGACCAATGTTTAGAATAGGTGGATCAGCAGGTACTGGTATTACATCAGGACTAGATCAACCAAGAAAACAATATGCACAAGGTTCTGGATACATGGATGAAAAAATAAAAGAAATAAAAATAGCTTTTGAAAGATATCAAAAGATGGGTGGTACACTACCATTTGAAGTTTTTGCAAAAGAATTTGCTACAGAAAATTTTAATAGTGGTGGTAGAGCAGGTTATCAACAAGGATCAATGCCAACGTTTCAAGCATCAGGAGTACCAGGGTTTTTAACTAGCTTTGGTTTAAATCTTTTAGCAACACCACCACAAGGTAATATATTTCAAACAGCTGCAACAGCTGCAAGAGAACCTTTTAATCAATTACAAGTAAGTCAAGCAAGATCTAGAGAACAACAAGGTGAAAGAGATTTTTTAAGAGGTGAAAGAATAGCTGGTGATGAGTCTGCTATGGAAAGATTAAAAACAAAAATAGCTTCTGATGAAAGAATAGCAGGAAATAAAACAAATGATGCATTATACAATGTAATGTTAGAACAATATGTAGAAGATGATTTACCACCGCAAGTAGCTGAAAGAGCAGCTTTGTTTTCTACACAAAAAGCAGATGACTTAAGAGCTGCTGTTACTGGAACTAAATATGGTGGTGTTTTAACGTTTGATATTAGAGATCCTAACAATCAAAAACAAGTTCGTAAAAATTTAGATGGTAAAGTTGTTTATGACCCATATGAAGATAACTATAAATACATAGTTGTTAAAGATGGTGAAGTATATTTTGATGAGTTTAATTCAATAGGAGAAATTAAATTTCCAGATTTAACAGCCACAACAGAACAGAAAAAAATAGAGGTAATAGATCCTTTTTCACCTAATATAGAAGATGTTGGTGGAGCATAGGAGTATAAATGGCTCTACAACCACTAATTCCAGCAGAGCAAAATAATGAAGTATCTTGGTATACTTCTGGTTTAGCAGGTATAGTATCTGGTGGTATTAAAGTTGTTGAAGGAGCTTTTTCATTAGGCGCAGAGTTAGTCGATCTGGGTTTAGACACAAACACAGCAGCACAAGTAGAAATATTTTTTGATAAAATTAATCCATTAGAAGAAATAGCAGAACAAACAGGTGTTGGTAAATTAACACAAGCATTAGTACAGATTGGTGTACCAGGGGGTGCTGGTTTTAAATTAGGTACAAAATTATATAACAGATATTTTGAAGCAAAAAAAGCTGGTAAATTAGTTAGCGCAGGTTCTAAAAATTTAGCAAAACAAAAACAAATAGCAGATAAATTAAATAAAGAAGCTGGTGTGCCAAGATTTGCAGTAGGAGCTGTAGGTGGTGCAGCCGGAGAAGCATTTGTTGCTGATGTTGAAGAGATAGGAAGTTTTGGAGATATATTTGATAGAGGTCCAACACAATTAGATGTATTTGCATTAGATGGTGGTCGACAAGATGCTACCAGAAAACTAATGAACAGATTAAAGTTTGGTAGTGAAGCAGTATTACTGACACCTTTTGCAGCCGGTATTGGCAAAGGTGCAAAAGCTATTGCAACAAAAGGAAAAGAACTTGCGTATAGTAATTCTAGACTTGACAGATTTTTTAATAAAGTTGCAGAAGCGTTTACGCCTGAAGGACCATTAACCAAGTCTATATTTGGTTCACAAAAAGTTATGGAAGGGTTTAGATCTGCAGATTTAAATAGAGCAACTGAACTTGTAAAAAAGTTAGATAGATCAATGTCAAGAGCATTTCCACAAATGCAAGATGCATTGGATAGATCATTAACAAATAAAGAAAAAGATGCTTTTTACAAAGAAATAAATGATTTAATATTAGATGGTGATTTAACTAAAATATCTGATCCTAAAAAAACAGAAGCGTTTGTTAATTCATTAAAAAAGAAAAATGTTGCTGATTCAGTTGTTACTGAACTTACTAAAACTATTGATGAAGCAAGATTAACAATAGGTAATTTAATTGATACCACAGGAAAATATAATCCAAAAGAATTAAAAGATATATTACAAGAACGAATAAAAGGATTAGTTGGAAATACTTATAAAATATTTGAAACTAAACCAGTGTTAGGAATGCTTGGAAGATATAAACCTACAGATGATTCTATACAAGGTGCCATAGCTTTTTTTAGAAGACAAATTTCACAAAGTAATAAAGACGCTACATTTGATCCAAACAGCGCAAAGTATTATGAAGATGCAAAAGATATTGTAGATAGAATAATAGAAGACGGTCTTAAAGCAGCTAAATCTAAAAAAGGTTTAGCAGATCCAAACTATGTTGCAAAAACATTAGAAGATTTACCTGGAGAAAAATTTGTAAAAAGATTTATAGAAAAAACAGGAGCACCTCCTGCTGTAATTAGAAAATTAATGGGTGAAATGAAAGATCCAAGATATTCTGTGTTTAATGCTATTGCAGAATTATCAGGTATGGCAAGAACTAGTGCTATGTACAAAGAGATGTTTGATACTAATGCTGCTACACAAGCAGCTGGTGGCAGAGGATCATTTTGGAATTCAAGAAAAGAAGCAGAGAATGCAACAAACAATGTTGTTAAGATAGTAAAACTAGATGACAGACTATCCGGACTTGCAGATTTTAGAGCAGGTAGAATAAGTAATCCTTTAGGTGCAAAATATACAACAGAAGATATAGCTGACGGTTTAGCAAGAGCAAATGGACTTACAGAAGGATTTTTTACAGCAGCAGTAAGAGGGAGAGAAGGTGCAACATCTGCAGAAAAAGGTGCATCATTTCTTTACAGAAATCTTTTATTGTTTCCAAAAGCAACAGCACAGTTAGCAAAAACAGTTTTGTCTATACCAACACACTTACGTAACATAATAAGTGCAGGAGCATTTGCTGCAGCTAATGGTATATTAACTGAAGGTTTGGTTAACCCTAGATTATTAGGACAATCTTTTAGAAAAGGTTGGCAAATATCTGGCGTAGCTAATTTAAAAAATACTAGATTTAAAGATGCAGATTTTGAAAAAGCATATAGGGAGTTATTAGAACTTGGTGTTGTAAACTCACAGGTACAGATAGGAGACTTAAGAAATCTAATGAGAGATGTAAACTTTGGTGACAGTATTATGGATTTAGATAAAGTTGTTAATCCTATGTTAGCAAAACTTAAAAAAATACCAGAATACCTACAAGGTAAATATGTTGCAGAAGATGATTTTTGGAAGATTACAAATTATTTTGTTGAATTAAATAGAAGAGATGCGGCATACAGAGCCGCAAATATTAAAAAACCTATTGATGAATTAAAAAAAGAAGCAGCAGACATAGTTAAAAACACTGTACCTAACTATAACTTTGTTGGAGATGTTGTAAGAACAGCCAGAGTATTACCGGTGGGTAACTTTATGTCATTTCCATCAGAGATGATTAGAACAACTACGAATATTGGTGGACAAGCTATGAAAGAATTAAAACATCTACCTGCTCCAGGAGAAATAATTAGAGGAACGGACATTGCACCTGTAGTTTATATTGAAGGTAAAGGTCTTGTTAAAAATAATAATCCTATGTATGCAATAGGTGTAAAAAGAGCTACTGGTATGGCATTTACTTTAACAGCTGTGCCGACAATGTTTGTTGAGGGAGCTAAAGCATTATATGATGTTACTGAAGATGAACTACAAGCTTTACGTAGATTTGTTCCTGATTGGTCAAAAAATTCTACATTAGTCCCAGTACGTGGTGATGATGGTAAATTAAAATATGTAGATTTTAGTCACAGCAATGCATACGATTTAATTGCTAGACCGTACAGAACAATGGCTAATGAAATAATGGCAGCCACAAACGATGGTGACACAATATTAAAAGGATTTGTTAATGGTGTAGAAGAAGCTGTGAGAGAAGTAGCTGCGCCATTTATTGATGAATCTATTTGGACAGAAGCTTCAGCAGATATAAGCTTATATCCATTGCTACCAGGCAGAGGTGGTAGAACTAGAGATGGTAGAGTTTTATACACTGATCAAACACCAATCGGTGATAGAATGAAAATTAAATTTATACATTTGATGAACGCATTATTACCATCTTACAAACAATATATAAGAATAGGTCAGGCAGCTTTAGAAAAACCAAATAAGTCTGGAAAAATTTTAGAACTAGGAGATCAAGTTGCAGGGTTTGCAGGGTTTAGACCAATAGAAGTAGAACCATTAGATGCTATGGGATTTAAAATTGCAGAGTATCAAAGAGGTATAAGAAATGCACGAAGAGAGTTTACTGGTGGTTTCTTTGGATTGTTAAGAGGTGGACCAATTGATCCTAATGATATTATTACAAGGTACTATGAGTCAAACAAAGCAAGATTTAATGTTATGAAAGAAATGAATAAAGACATTAATGCAGCTCAAACATTAGGAACAAGTTCTTCTTTATTAAGAAGAGAGTTTGAAGATAGACAATTATCAACAGAAACTTTTAATAATTTAAGTAGAGGTAAATATGAACCATACTTTCCATCAAAAGATATACAAGATAGATTTAAAGAAATTTCAAAAAATTTAGGATCAGCTAATCCATTTATTGCCGTAAGACCAACGTTAAGAGCAATGAGAACACAAATGAAATTTTTAAGTTTAGATGATACGTTTGATATTGATTTAAATGATTTTTCATTTGATAGTATTAAAACACCACCACTACCTAATTTGCCACAACCAACTGTAAATACACAAGCAAATGTGCAAAATATTGATCCTACAACAAACTTGACATCAACTGAAACTGCATTACTATCCCCAGAGGAACAAGTAATTAGACAAAGGTTAAGGAGAACATAATGGCGAAAAAATCGGCATTACAAAAAATTGAATCACATGAAAAGCTTTGCAGAATAATGCAAAAGCAAACCTTTGAACAAATAAAAGAAATGCAAGAACGAATTAAAAGATTAGAATATTGGATAGTTGGAGGTATGGGAGCTGTTCTTATAACTTTATTAACAGACATGTAATGAATCTTTCACGTAATTTTACTTTATCAGAGCTAATTAAATCGGACACGGCTGTCCGTAAGGGTATCAATAACAACCCTAACGCAGAACAAATAGAAAAATTAAAAGCATTGTGTGAAAATATTTTGCAGCCGGTACGTGATCATTTCGGCAGGGTCAAGATAACGAGCGGGTTTCGTAGCGTAGAATTATGCGAGGCTATTGGTAGTTCTGCTAGATCACAGCATGCACGTGCAGAGGCCGCAGATTTCGAAGTGGTAGGCACAGACAACGCTGAACTTTTTGATTGGATCAAATCAAACCTTTCACCAGACCAGCTCATCCTCGAGTTCTACACTCCAGGTGAACCTAACAGCGGGTGGATACATTGTAGTTGGATTGAAGGAACACCAAGAGCATCGTTCTTACACGCCTATAGATCAGAAGGTAAAACTAAATATAAACCTATATTAGGTTCTGCAAAAGAACTTGTTTAAATCCAATCTTTAAGATCTTCACCCAATACTTCAGACGCTATATTAATTTTATCTTGTAAAGCTTTTACAATTTTTTCATCAATCGTATCTTCACATATTATATCTACGTAAGTAACGTTTTTTTTCTGTCCAATACGGTGGGCACGGTCTTCTGACTGTAAACGCTTCTCAAGGTCATATCCGTTAGAATAGTAAATTACGGTGTTTGCAGCTGTTAAAGTTATCCCATAGCCGCCCGTAGAGGTCGTTCCAACAAGAAACCGGCACTTAGGGTCGGACTGAAATTTACGTATATTGTCTTGTCTTTCGTCCTGTGGAGTTAATCCATAATAGTCAACCACGGATCCCGGACCATATTCTTTAACAATACTTTCTATTATGTTTGTAATATCTCTTTGATAGTTAGCCCAGATAATAGCTTTACCTTCAGTCTCCTCTAATACATTCATTAGTTCTGTAATTCTATTGTTGGGTATTAATTGTGTTGACCCATCATCGGCCGTAAAATGTCCACAAGTTATTTGATGTAATCTCATAAGTTGAGTTAGTACAGTTACGGTTGTAGTAACTTTTCCATTTAACATAGCTAACGCATGTTTTTTCATTTGATCGTAAGCTTTTCTTTGTTCACCTGTAAGAACAATATGTCTTTTAGTCCAGTTTTTAGGTGGTAGGTCTAGACAATCTTCTTTTAATACTCTGTAAGAAAAAGGTTGTAATGATTCAGACAATTCACCTAGGTGTCTAAATTCTTTTACAACTTGTATCGATCGTCCTCTAACATTCATTGTTGTCATTTCAGCGTATCTATTTCTAAAAGCATAATAAGATGAAAAATCTAATAAGAATGGATCTAAAAATTCACATTGAGTATACAAATCTAAAGGGTTTTTAGTAACAGGAGAACCTGTCATTATTCTTCTGTACTTTGCATGTTTACCAAGTCCTATAATATTTTTAGTTCTTTTAGCTGTAGGTGTTTTGATTGTTGTAGACTCATCAATAGCCATTAATACTTTGTGTGAATTTAAAAACTTAGATGCAAACTTAACACCTTTATCTGTGCTAAAAGCTTCAACATTCATAACTAAAATATGTAAAGCTGTTTCTGTTTCAAACAAAGATTCTAATTTTTCTTGTTGTCCTTTTGTAATATTAGACTGCCACAATACAGTCACATTTTCTATATGATTGGGTAAGTGTGTGGGAAGTTCTTGTTCGTACCAAGTTTTTATAACACCTTTAGGTGCAATGATAAGAGCACCATCTATTTTAC